CATTATCAGAGTTGCGGCAGTACTTGTCCCAGTAGTTATCTGATAAGTGAAGCTAATCAGAGAAGACGTGGCAGAGTTTGGATTTGGGAAAGAACAGAGGGTAGTTGAAGCGGCATTCATTCCAGAACTCAAGAAATAATGTTTAACACCTCCTACTCTTAACCAATTTCCACCAATATCAGGGCTTGTTAAAGCACCAAGTTTTTCTTCTACTGGTTGCCCAGCATCTTCTAACGCTTTTTCAGTTAAATTCTGTGCTACTTTATCTTCCACATTTTCCCAACTAAACAGATTAGAAGCTAAGACTAATTTTCCTAGCCCCAAGACAGATACTGTTACTAGAGCAACTATAGCCACCGACAACTTAATATTTGCTTTTTTAAGTTTGTTGTTCATCTGACTATGGTTATAAGCCTTTTAATTCGCCACTGGCTTTTTTGGCTTCGTACTTAACTGGATTTTGCTTTTTATAGGCTTCCAGAAAAGGACTTAATTTTTCTTTAGCTTCAGGTTTTTCAGTCTTTTCAGGCTCAATAACCTCTTCAGCTAATTTTTCTTTTTTCATAATTTGTTAGTTACATTGTGGGGAGGGTATAAGGTAAAGTTTCGGATAAAGTCGGTGAGAGTTATCCTACTACTTCACCCTAAATCCTCCCCACAAGTTAATCTTAAGCACTTACAGTGATGTCAATCAAAAGGTTCTTTTTCAATTCCCACACTTCAGCACCAATATTTGCCCACACAGCGATTTCACGACCAGTCTTTCCAGTTACTTTCTTTTCATCATACTGGATAGAGCGAGGAGCGGCGTAGCAAGCTGTACCTTTAACACCAGCTAATCTATGACCAGAGTTAGTAGCTGTCAAAGTACCGAGTGTATCAGTTACGAATGTGCTATCACGTACAACATAGATATCTATTCCATTCATACGACCAGCAAAGCCGTTGTTCAATGTCGCATCAGCGAAAGAGAATCCATTGGTCATACCAGCTAAAGTAAAGCCCCAAAGGTCAGAGTTCTCAATAACTAAGAACAAACCCTTGTAAACTTCAGCGTATCCAGCCAATTTGCCGGATAATTTAGCCATTATTTCCAAGATGTTAGCGGGAGCAAAGCCTCCAGCTGGAGTGCTATAGGATGAACCTGCGCCGTCTAACACTTTATTCAATACAAATTTATCTACCTGTTCTGCAACAGCGGCTGTCATATCATTCACGAAAGAATTATATAAATCAGCACGAGATAAAGTTTGTTCAAACTCGTATAAATGTACTGCGGACTCTACTTGGTCTGACACCGTGCAAGTCTCATCTACAGTGGTTGCGGTATCTACAGTGTAAGTACCGGCCATTGCAGCGATATTTGCATTAAGTGCAGTCAAGTATGGATTTGCAATATATTTACTGTCTGTTCTGTCTACATAACAGATTTTTTCTGCTACTAGGGCAGAGCGAAGAGCCAAATCCAAAGTACTCTTCATGTATTTTATTCTCCACACTTCGGAAAGTGTAGAAGTTCCGATGGTATTTGCCATTTTGGTTGGGTTAGTTTAATAATCTTCACCGACTAACCCAACAGATTCACCGTTATCTGTTAGTTCCCTTTTGCAATCGCCCTTTTGAGGTTCATTTGAGCTTCCGCTAAGCGTCTAATACCTTCGTCTGATTCAGGTACAATACCTTTGTGGAAGTTTTCAATTAACTGCTCATCAGTTTGTTTGCTTGAGCCTCGTCTAGCACCAGTTGTATTAGTTGCTTGTGCTGTCTGACGCTCTTCGTTCTTAGTTTTCAAGATAATTTGCATATAAGGGTCTTTCTTAAGTTCGGAGATTGATTTACCTCTTAACTTGGATTCCTCTAATAGATATTCCCTGTCGTCTTCGTGAACATCTGCTAGGGATAGAATGTCCTTATATGATATGTCTGAAGTATTTTTAGGTGCTACTTCTTCCACCTTTTTGCTTTGAACAGCTTTGAGAGCTTTCTCGGCTTTTTCTGCCCTTATCTTTTGATTTTGGGCATATTCTTTTGCCTTTTTAAGTTCGGCATCAACTTCTACATTGGATTCCTCGTTGGTTTCTTCTGTAGTGTCCACTGTATCGCCAGTCTCTGCGTCAAGATTTGAGGACTCTTGATTATCCAAAATTTCATCTTCCATAGGATTTGTTTTAGGTGGGTAAAACACCACCAATTAATAAATTATTTTGAGCTGTTCTTTGCCAGTACCTTTTTCTTTTCTTCCTCTGACAACTCTTCCTGATTGGCGATATTTTTTATGGATACTAGCGCACCGTCAATGTATGAATTTTCAAGGAACAAATAGGCCATCATTTCTACAAAGCGTTCTGTACCTTCTTTAACACCTTTTTCTTTCAAGCCTTTATAACTGATTTGTTCTACCTCTCTCACTTCTTTACCAGCTAGGATGTCTAGTTGCTGTCTTAGGTACATTTCTGCCAAATCGTTAGCTTCAATGTGCAAATAAGCTACTTCTGGTGGAATATTACGGATGTCTGTCTTCTCTCCTACTAGAACATTGCGAATATCTGCTTGCATTCCTAGTGGCACTTCTGTATCTACATCTGGGAGGTATAACTTGTTTAAAAGTTTTATTATTTCAGGAGATAGTTTAGGTATTTCTGTTGTGGCTTGCATTAATACATCTCGGATTTGATAGAGAACCAATACTTTTTCGCCCTTAAAAGTTCTCTTAATCAAATCTAGTTCATCTTTGCTCCAGCGATTAGTTTGTTTTAAATCTAACATACTTTTAATTACTTGTTTTTAGTTTTTTTTACTTTCTTTTTAGCTTTCTTCTTCTTTTTACCAGCTTTGCTCATAGCGATTGCTATGGCTTGTTTTTGTGGTTTACCAGCGTGCATTTCTCTACGAATATTCTCGCTAATTACTTTTTTAGAACTTCCTTTTTTTAATGGCATATTATCTATAATCAGTTTTCATATCTTTAAATTTCCATTCTTTTACTTTACCTTTCTTTTTATGTTTTTTTTCTTTTTTCTTTTTAGTCATAATTTATTGATTAGGTTGATTAGGTTGCATAGGTACTGCCCCACCGACTTGTCCAGCCATTGCTGGAGCTGGCTGTGCCTGTGCTGTTTGGAACTCAATCGGACTAATACCTCCAGATAATTCAATAATTTTGTTAAATATCATTCTAGCGTTAGGGTCTTGTAAAACCATTGGATTGCTGGCAATGGTTTGGAGGATTGTTGACATAGTGGTCAAAGTACCTTGAATATCTTTTGCTTCACCAGTTACATCAATCTCAAGTTTAGTTTCAACATCTTTAAATATTTCTTTCCAAGTCTCTGTAGATATATCACTAGGCTTTATAAAGCGTTGATTACCTAACTGACTTAATTCTGTTTTTAACTGCTGTTCAGTTTCTGCTATCTGTCCTGATTGCATTGTAGGGTCATAGATTTCTCCAGAGAGTACTGTATCTTTAATCTTCTGATTGACACGGCGTATAGCCTCATTTGGCACATAACGCATATCCAGTTGCTTAATCTGGTGGTCTTCTAAGATTGCAGAAATTTCTTTTGTGTTATTTAGTTTCTTTTTAAAATGAGGAAGGACATATTCTCTAAACATCATCTTGATAAAAAGTCCTTTGTTCTCTGCATAAAGCTCAAACAATGAATGAGACTCTTGCAAGACTGCTTGTTGAAGTCTCCACGCTGTACCTGACGGTGGGTTAGCCCCTGTCATTGCGTCTGAGATGTTGTTTATCTGATTGCCTAGTGCTTGCCAACTATTCTGAGATGACTGCATTGCAGCGATATCTGGCCTGTTGTTTAACTGCGTTAATGGTTGATTGATTGCGTGAACCAATATATCTCCATTGTCTAAACTTGTTGTAGCGTTTTGTCCTACATAGTTTCCATCAGAAGTTTGGAAAAATAGTTTAGAAGCTAGGTCTAATTGGTCTTTGATTTTCTTTTCGTTATCATTCACCATCCATTGAGCCTCAAATAGGTTCTTGACTGCTCCATTTAAGGTTAGAGTTCCGGACTCAGAAGGAAGTAAAGAAGTTAAAACATAAGGAGATTTAGCCTCTCTACCGGAGAATAAAGTGTAATCATTATACTCATCTTTGTTATTCTCAGTGGCGTTGAAAGAGATAATGTGCATTTGTTGCACATACTCATCCTCGTCTTTTTCCTTTCCTGTAAGATAGGACAATGGAAGTTCACCGTGTATCTCATAAACTGTGATGAAATTACTCTTGGTGTCTTTCTCAATTCCACTATTGCCCATTACTTTTCTAGTAGTTTGATTTTCAATCAATTCCTCAACCATTTTCTTGTCATAACCTTTCTGTTTTCTTAATTGAGCTGGTGTATAGTCTATTTTCTCAATCTTAGGGCTATCTTCAGGATTTATTGGGTCAACTATCAGCCTATCCCAAGGCACAACATTAAAGAAAAGCTCGCCATCTTTTTCAACTATCTTAACAAAAACTTCTAAATATTTAGCCAGAGCCAACCCCCAGATATTAAGAAACTTCCCAAATTCTACTTCATTCATCCATTCATGCAGTTTAATGGTCATTAACATTGATAAGACAAAGTCTTTCTCTTTAGTGGCGTATAACTTGATATTTTTACAATCAAGGTCTGTGGCACGATAAACGATATTGACTGCTGAATTTACTATGTTCTTAAAAGGTTTCTCTCTGCCTTGTGCATCCTTATCTCCGCTAGTATGTTTAGAGTTCAAATAAGCCTCAATCTTATTAATATCCTCTCTTAAATTAAACTTAACAAACTCCGAGGTATTAACTTGGCCTAGTTTATCGTCTTCCTCCATTTGCCGGACTAGCTCATAAATTGTTTGACACTCTGCCATAAAATTAAATTATCTTGTCGTAATTGTACTGGTTGGAATTGTTCCACTTGTCTCATAAACTATGCCATCAGTAGCCACTACATCATAAGTATAAGTTCCTGCGGCTGTACTGGCTGGGATAGAAGCTAAGACAGGCAAAGTAGAAGTTGCGCCTGCTCTAAAATTAACATTAGTAGTTGTTGCATTGTAAATTGTAATAACTCCTGCTTGAGCACCTGTAATAACTACAGAACCTAAAGCACCAGGGGTAGATTTAATAACTGCACCTTGTGTAGCACCTGCCTTTAATGGAGTTGCACGATACTCATTAGACTGAGCTACACTCTCCAAACTTTGTTCTGTCTTTGGTTTATTCATCTCTACCACCGCAATAGAAGTGATTAAACTCAATGCTACTACACTTAAACCAATTAGTAATTTATTCATATTTACTTTGATGAGTTAGATAAAATTTTATGTTTATTTAATTCAAATTGTCTTTTTTGTTGCTCTAAAGCTCGTGAGTTACCACCTGAACCGTTAAATCCGTATCTGATAGCATCCATTGAGTTTGACCACTCATGAATTGAATCATCTGGTACTGGTAGATGTTCAGTTGTTCTCTTGTCAGTCTCCCAAGTGTAATTCTGATAAGCGGTAATAGTCTTTAAACTCTTTCTAGTGATACTTATCTTCTGATTGGCGACAAACTGTATTCCTTGATTAACACTCCCTGCACCTTTCTGACAACCTACAATCTGTACTCCATAACTTGCTAGTTCATCAATACTCTTTGGCTCGGCACTATCAGCTATTACTAGACACTGTTCTTTCTGATTGAGTATGTGGTCGGCTATGCTCTTATTGCTTAATCCTTTTTTGTATAGGCTCTCATCAATGATATATCCACCATTCCATTCATAAATATCCTCTAAGACAGTAGGGTCAATCGTATACCCAAAGTCTAGCCCTCTACGCCACAATCTAGCCTCGTGTGGTATCTCATCAATAATCTGCCAATCGGTGTAAATCCTGCCCTCTACAGTGTTTGGCTCACCTAACCATTTGTGCTTATAAAGAGCTGTACGCTTGGCTTTGTCGTCTTCCATTTCAAGTCTGATAGTTTCAGGCATCATTCCGTACTTCAGTGCTATATCGTAGTTTACATTGATTATTAAAGTGTTTGGTCTACCTTCCATTACTAGTCTTTTATGTATTGGGTCAATTTCTAGTAGGCGGTTATAAGTATAGATAATCTGTGAGCCATCTTCACGCACGGTCGGGGTTAAAACTTCTAGTGAACTCTTTGAGATTGTTTGGGCTTCTTCTACCCAAGCTAGATTGATACCCTCAATGGATTTTATACTCTGTTCGTTGTTGTACAATCCTTTAAATATAAAGTCTGAACCATTGATAGTGTTGATAATGCTTTTATCTGTTACTTGAAAATCAGTCAGTTCATATTTCTTAATTAAATCAGCTAATAATTGGTGTGAACTTTCAGCTATGGAACTTTGGAACTCTCGGAAGCAAGCTACTCTAATCTTTGACATTCTTGCTCTTATCAAAAGTATGCGAGCTACCGTATGGCTTTTAAGTGAGAACCTACCACCATAGACTGCGGCTTCTCTCCAGTCGGTGTCAAACAGTCTTCTAAATTCTTGGGGTATCTCTATTATCACTTGATTGTCCATTTGGTTTGTCATCTTGTAAGAATTTAACCATTACAGTACCAGGTAATTTATCTCCTCCGCTTGTAACATCAGTTGGTATCATCTTAATCTGTATCTTGTTAAATTCAGACATTGCAAACTGTTTTCTATAAAATGCACCCTTTGCCAATCCTTCTAAAATTTCTTTAGCTGTGTATTTATC